AAGCGCAGGTAGCGCATCCCACCACCGTCGTAGCGGGTGTGCTTCAGCGACACCATCCCGGTGCTGACGTGGCCGTCGGGCGACCGGAAGGCCCAGCCGGTACTGGTGCCGAGATCGAGGGCAAGGACAGCGCCGTGACGGATAGTGACGGATGTGACGGGTTCTCCATTATCACTCCCAGAGGCGCGCGCGTGTGCGCGTGTAACGCCTATAAGGGGACGATCCGTCACATCCGTCACCGATGTTGATTTTGCTGGCATTTTTCAAAACTCCATCGGGCTGGTCTGGGGTTGGGCCTGACGCAGTGCGAGACCCCGGAAACCTCGGGCTTTGTTGGTGTTGGCGCGTGCAAATCCGCGATTGGCGAGGGTCTCGGAGAACCGCTTGTTCGAGCCGGGGAATTCGCCGTTGGCATCGGCCCAGTTCTTCCAGTCCGCGTAGAGCCGCTGGGAGGTGTCCTGGAGGTGAGGTGCCTGATCGCAGCGCTCTTCGAGCCAGCGGCCCATGGCGTCCTCGGCCTCGAAGTATTCCTCGGTGGCGGCGAGGACAGACGGCGGGGGCTTCAGGCCAACCCGCTGCCATTCGAGGCAACCGCGCAGCGCCCATGCGAGAATGCCGTCGCGTTCCGCCAGCAGCCGATCCGGCAGCCGCTTGTCGCGTTTGTGGGCCGGAATAGTCACCGTGAACGGGATCATGTGCAGGCGGCGACGCATTGCCTCGTCGACATTGCGGATCGATGGCTTGTGGTTGCCGACCACCAGCAGCTTGAACTGGGGCATGAACTCGAAGAAATCCTGCCGCATGAACCGCGCGGTGATCTTGTCGCCGCCGGTTAATGCCTTCAGCTTGCTCTCGGCCCAGCGGCTGCCCTGTTCAGTTTCAATGGCGGAGACGACCCGCGCACCCCGCAGGCCCGCCATATCAGTCGGGTGGCGATCGCCGTGGCTCGCCATGAACATGTCCATCGCGGCGACGGTCGCGTAATCGCCAATGATGGCGGTCAGTGTGTTGGCGAACACCGATTTGCCGTTGGCGCCGGTTCCGTAGAGGAAGAACAGGGCGTGTTCGGTCGTGACCCCGGTCAGGCAGTAGCCTGCCATACGTTGGAGATAGCGCTGGAGCTCGACGTCGCCGCCGGTGACCGTGTCCAGAAACGCGAGCCAGGTTGGGCAATCCCCTTCCGGAAAAGCCGCTGTGATCTTCGTCATGTAGGCTGGGCGATCGTGGGCCCCGATAGCAGCCGACTGCAGATCCACGATCCCGCCGGGCGTATTCAGCAGCCACGGGTTGCGGTCCCAGACATCGGTGGTTTCGGCATGGCGTCGGTCTGCCCGCGCGATCCGTTCAACCGCCGCGATGGTAGAGGCCGACGACAGTTTTGCCTTGAGCTTGGCGCTGGCTGCTTTGCGCGCCGCTGACCTGCAGATTTGCCGCGACAGGTCATAGGCCTGAAGCGTCTCTTCCTTGCGCCAGACCGCACCCGTCCAGGTGAGCCATTGTCCCCAAGCCGCGACGTAGCGCCAGTCCTCGGAATGCTTGTCGGTGAACGCTTCGGCCAGGGCGTCTTCGGTTAGTTGGACCGGCGCCGAAATCCCCCCGCTCTGGCCTCCACCAGCAGGTGGGCCGCCGCCTGTGGCAGCATCGAGATAGTCGTCGCCGTAGCGCGCGGCATCGAGTTTCCAGATCTTCTCGGCCTCCGACCGGAGCCGGGCCTCCTCCCACGGAGGGTCGATGCGGGCATTGTTGTAGTCGACGATCTCCTGCCACGCCTGCTGCGCTGTGACATGGCCTTCGCGGCACCGACGGATCCAGTAGCCGATGATCCGTGTCAGGGCCTCGAAGCGCGTAGTGCCGTCGACGCCACCTTCGCGGACGACCTTGCCGAACAATTCGGTGACCGCGCCATGCGCGAGGCCCGCATCGTTGAAGTCGAGATCATTGGCAGCCTCGCCCTCGAGGGGCGGCATGGCCATCACCGCCTCGACCAGATCGCCGAGGTCATTATCGATTTCCCGGTGGTGGAGGATTTCCACCAGCCGCCGTCGGCCGGACTTCGCATGAACGGAGCCGGCAACGCGGATCGGCTGGTGCGCGGAGCGGAAGGACGTGTCGCCGCCGACCTTGCAGGCGATCACATACCTGGCGCGGCAAACGGTCGTGATGTCTTCGCCCTCGGCAGGTTCGGACAACCGCCAGTAGAGGTGCAGCTTACGCTGCCCCTCAGCGGTCACGCCGCCGGACGCCACTTCCATCGTAGGCTCGCCAAGATGCGCAACCAGGTGGTCGCGCTTGGCTCCGATGTCCCCGTGATCGAGATCAACCAGAACCACCTGTGTCTGCAGGATCTGGTCAGCCTTGGCCTCACCAGCGATGGAGACCGTTCCGGGCACCACGAAAAGTGCCATGCCATTGTCAGCTGCCCATCCGGCCTGCACCGCGAGCTTGGCGGCGAAGTCCGCGTCGTTCTCCATGAACGGCGTGTGCGGGATCTGGTCGACGCCGCCTTTTTCAGCGAGCGCACGGACCGGGACCAGATGATCGCAATAGCCGAACACGGTGTCGGCGAAGGTCGCGATCATCGCTGGATCGGGAGTGACGGGAGCGGCGGAAGCGCCTTGATCCGCCGCCATCATGCCCAACACCTCTGTTTCCAGGGGCACCAGGCGCATTCGAAATGCTCGGGATCAGCCGCGACGCGCGGCAGCCATTCACCGGCGTCGCATGCCTGCAGTATCCGCACGGCCTTATCGCTGCAGGCCTGCGCCAGCGCGCCGTTGAACGGCACCAGCTCATGCCAGAGCTCACAGGTATCCTTGTTGACTGCCGTGAACACGGCCGGATGGTCCGTGAGGCCGAGATAGGCTTGGTAGAGCGCGATTTGCGCAGCGTAGACGGGCTTCGAGACGGCCACTCCGCGCTTCACGATGTCTCGCCAGTTCTTCGCGTTGGCGGACTTGCACTCCCACAGCGCCGGGACGGCCAGGTCATCCGGACCTGCCACAATGACCCCATCGATGTGGCCACGAACCCGGCCGTCCGCGACGGCAAATCCGAACTGGTCACCGTCGCGATTGCGGGTGCGCAGGTCGTATCCGGCCTTAGTCAGCCAGTCGAGGGCAAGGTCCTCGAACACATGGCCCACCGCGAAAATCCGCAGGGTCTTGCCAGAGAATTCCTCTCCTGGATCGCGCGGGACCTTTAGGAACTCGTACTGAAGCTTGCGGGAACAGCTTTCGCCAAGGCGACTGCCGCCAAGGTATGCTCGCGGTTCGCGCGAGCTGTTTTCCAAGGTGAGCGCGTTGTCGATCCGGGCGTTCACCACATCGACGAACTGGGGAGGTTTCTCCCGGTGGTTGAAATCGAGCGGGTCCATCAGAACGGCACCTCCGGTGCGCTCTCCCACATCGACCGCTGGAAGCCGTCGACGGCAGCCTCGGCAAGGGCGGCCGCCTGTTGGTCGGTCAGTTCGTTGAAGCGCCGGTGCCAGCCGATCCCAGCCATTGCGCCGCCCATGCTTTTCATCGCGGCGATGAGGGCCGCGCGTTCGCGATCGCCGGGATTATCCATGGCCGGCCACCCCGGTCAGGACCACCAGCGTAAGGGTGGGCAGGTGATTCGCTGCTGCGACGGCACCGACCACCAGAACGGTCGGGTCTGTGGAGCGATTTATGTGGATAGCCAGGCGATAGCTGGCGACCCGGGAGCGGACACGTAGCCCGCTAAAAAACCTCAGAAAACGGTGCATTTGACAGAACTCCAGATGGTCCTGTCACTTACCGGCGAGGTCTCCGGACTGTCGGGAGAACAGAAAAGGAACTTGCCCTCTTGGCAAGTCCATTAGGGGCGATAGGCTGGGTCTATTGTTGGTCGACCTGGGGGCCCGTCGATATGTCTACTTTCAATCCTCGCACCTTTCTTAACCCGGATCGGCTTTGCACGATTTCCCCGTCTCTTCTGTTCCAGTTCCTCAGTAACTGGAAGCCGTTCTTTGACGGAAAGTCGTTCGACCTGACGCCGCTTAATTCCAGCAAGCCGCATTACGAAAAAGTGGCGGAAGTCCTGTTGGCCTCTGACGGCACTATGCCGGCCGATATGGTGGATGCGCTCCACTACATCGACGAAATGGCGCGCGATGACGCGATCGATGCATTGCTTGAGCGCGCTGAGGATGACGGCCACACAATCACCGTCACCGCAGACAGCTCACCCGCCGACGCTGCTATCCAGGTCTGGCAAGCGAACCCCGATCTGTTGATTGAGGTCCATGCGGAAACGCTG